GTACGAGTGTTAGGAAGTCCTTTATCTATATCTGCCATTTAAACTCCTGTAATTATCTACCACGTTTCATTAAAAAAGCCAAGCCTTGTGGAGTGGGTCCTGCTTCTGGCGGTTTTCCTGATCTATCACCAGCTTGTTTTAGTAATCCACCACCTGCTGCACCGGCGGCTTCTCCAAAAGAAAATTCATCAGATTGTCTACTTAGTTCTTGTTTTTGCTCCGGAGACATTTCTTGTAGTTCTTTTCTTCTTGCTTCTCTGCAAAGAGCTTCTTGATAATCGAAGTCTGCTTCCGCGTCGTTTAAAACATCTTTTGCATGGGCTAGCACCGCTCCAAAAAAAGCATAGATAGATGTATGTTTTTGTAGGCAAACATCCATGTTTTGGTCGGATACAGAGAGATAATCTTTCGCAAACTTTAAGTACAAGTCTTTGATGTTATCATACGCTTCAGTTATATCATTCATCGCTACTAAATATAAAAGTAAAAAGTTCTTTATTTTGACCCCATAATACCTGCAACATATTAGAAGTTACGGTAGTAATAAATTCATTACCCATTTGAGGCATCTCGTCGTCATCACCTAAACCCCATAAGTCCCAACCAACATGAATAATCTCATGTAGTAAAGTTCCTTTGTAATCAACCTCGCTCTGGTTAGGGTCTACAGTTATAGTTGCTTTAGGAAACTCAACACACCCGTATAAACTATCCTTAGTTAAGGATTTTTGAACTATCTTAAAATCTTTATGTCCTGTGTGTAGGACTTCCGGGTGCTTCCATTTCTTCATTATGCATCCTCCGAGATTACAAGCCTGTCGTAATCAATCTTTACGTTAACACAGAATCTAGCTCTGCCGTTCCTAGATTTCATCAAATACAATCGAGCTTTCTTCTCATCGAATTCTTGCTCAGATTGATTGATTGAGAATGCCAAATCACAAACACGAATCTTACCATAAGAATCAGCAAGCTCTGCATCTGTAATAAGATTTACTTTCTTACC